TCCAGGCTGCACGGCCACTTGTCCGTGTACCTGTTCATGTCCTGGATCGTCCAGGCTGCTGGTTTGAACTCGTCGAACAGGATCGTCTCCTGGCCCGTGTAGCGGCCCCAGGGGTCGCGCCCCGCTACGACTGGGAACAGCTCCGGGTAGTTCACCCAGCACCTGTGGCTCTTGCCCGTGTTCGTCTCGCCCCAGAGCACGATCACTTCGATCACGCGCTCCGTCGGCGGCTTCTTGCCGACCAGCTGGATCATCTGGGCAATCCCCGAGTGGTACTTGATGAACGCCTCGCTGTGCTCTGCAGCTATAACCGAGATGCCTGCCCCGCCTTTTACGGCCTCGCAGACAGCCGCTAAGTCCGAGCGGCTCCCCTGCTTGCCCGCCTCTGGCTTGAAGTTCTCGGGCTTGAACTCCCACGGCCCGTCGATGTGCGACTCGCCTTTCGTGCAGTAGTCGCGGTTCTGCTGCTCTGTACCGTTGCACGGAGACCAGTGAGCTCCAGTCATAACGGTACCTGCCCAGCAGTTCTTGACGGCCGACAGACGCTTCTTCCCTACGAAGCGGACGTACCCTTGTAGATGAGGCGTGCCCTCTTTGCCCTTCTCGAGAGAGTAGATCATGTAGCTCACGCTGTCCTTGTCGCCCGGCCTGAACTCGCCGGGGTTGTTCAGCGTGAAGCACCAGCGCAGGACGTTAGGACCACCGCTGGTCTTGGCCGCCTTAGCGACTGGCTCTTTACCTGCGTCGGGAGACCTTTCGCGCGCTGGCTCAGCTGCGGCAGCTGCAACGACTGGAGAGCTCGGCGGAGCGACAGGAGCGACTGCCTGAGTCTCGGAACAGGCGCGGCGGAGGTGCAGCAGCTTCTGCGCGGCTGCGCGCTCTTCGCCGATACACTTGTTGCGCACGGTGACCAGCTTCTCGACTTCTTCGCGAGAGAGCTCGTGCTGCGCCGGCTGCGAGTACCCGTACTGCGTCGGCACGTACTCGTCGTCGGTGAACTCGCCGTCGCTCTTCTCGTACAGGAACACCGGCGCGTCGTCGGCGACGATGAACGCACGGTCTGCCGAGTCGCCGGTGCCCTCGTCCTCGGTCGCGGACGTGTCGAGGATGCCGGAGCCACAGCCTGCTTCATCTTCTATGAAGTCCATTGTAACTTTTTATTAAAGAAGTGCAGTGCCACGTCAGGGTATCGCTTATAAAGCACCCGAGTGTAAGAAAACTGCACAAGAAAAGTGGAATAATATCAGCAACACAATGAAAACTCGATGAAATTTCACTCAAGTATTCGGGCCCGATTGATATCACTCGGCCCCGATAAGCGGCAAAGCCGTGTAAGAAAAGTTGATCTTTACCTAATCTGGAAGTCTATCCTTTAGAAATATTCGGCACCCGCGTTAGCGGGTGCTCTCCATCACCGAGGGAGGGAGTGGCTCCACGGGGGGGGGCCCCCCCGAAGGGGGGGGTACCCCGTGGAGTGGGTTCCCCCCGCTGGTACAGAGACGAGCGTGCCAGCGGTGATGGAGAATGGGTGGTGGGTGGGCTATGGTAAACTTCCAGAGTTACTAAAACAGTGCCTGTGCCTAAAGGGAGAGAATCTATTTATAGATTCTCATAGTATTACCCTTTAGGCACTTCGGAACATGGAACATCGGAACATGTTACCGAATTTGGATAAAAACTAAGAAACGCCACGTCATCACAAGACAAAACTAAAAAAGCATACAGGAGGACACACCTTACAAAAACATAATGCCTTTCCGCCGCCGTGCTTCAGATCGTTTCGATTTCCGCAGGACAGTGCTGCCTCGCAGCACGCCTTACATGCGGCGCGAGACTGCTATGGCTGCTGCTGCTGCCACTCGTGCCGCGACTATAGCGGCCATGCGCGCTCCTGCGTATCTCAATCGCGCTCGCCGCGGCCTGATGCTGGCTCGCGGTGAGTGGAAGTCGATTGATGTAGCCGACTCTCGTGCTACGGATACTACTGGAGGTCTTCAGCTTCTCAATGGCTGCGCTCGCGGAGACGACATCGCGGAGCGTACTGGCCGCCAGATCATGATTCGTTCTATCGACATCCTTGGCTGGTACTCTGTCACTGCAGCTACTGGCACCGATCAGGTCCAGCGCTTCCTCGTCGTGTACGATAAGCAGACGAACGCTGCTGCGATGACTATCGCTCAGCTTTTCGGTGCTCCTGCTGCTGCTATGCTGCCTGTTACGCATCCGATTCTGGAGAACCGTACTCGCTTTGTCGTTCTGTACGACAGCGGGCCTGTAGTTCTCAATGCTACCGCGGAAGCTGGCTCTCGTGTTCCTTTCCATTGGTACAAGGCGATTAACCTTCCGGTTACTTTCAACGCTGGAGACGCTGGAACTGTCGCTGACATTGTCACCGGCTCTATCTACGCTGTCTGCGTCGGCAGCAACGTAGCTGGAGTTACTGCCGGTGCTATAAACTACGAGTCTCGCATACGCTATGAAGACAAGTGAAAAGCTTGCCACGAAACAAAGCTCTTTGTTACATAAAGTTGCCGAGAAGCCTCCTGGCTGGTATCGGCTCGATAGCCTCTGGTTGCTGATGCTCTTCGTTCCTCGGATCGTCAGCCCTGTACTTAATCTCGAAGCAGGCAGTTATGCGGCGGAAGAACGCATTCTGGAGCAGGTAGTCCTCCATTGGCCACCAGAACTTGGGATGAGAGTTGGCGCAGATCAGGACACGCGTCCACGCGGCGTATTTGTCGTAGTAGCGACAGTCCAGGCTGCACGGCCACTTGTCCGTGTACCTGTTCATGTCCTGGATCGTCCAGGCTGCTGGTTTGAACTCGTCGAACAGGATCGTCTCCTGGCCCGTGTAGCGGCCCCAGGGGTCGCGCC